CGCGATCATCTGCGTGCCCTGGTAGTGCATCGGTACCAAGGTTAAACAGCAGAGTACAGGTCATTTCGTCCTGGTCGATAAAGCCCTTGGCGGTCGGGATTGCACGTGCCGCGACGTAGGCGCTGAAGTCGACCAGCGAATGAGTGGAGTAGATACCGCGGAAACGGCTGCGACCGGCCTGCCATTTTTCCAAGGTAACCACCTGGCAGCCCTCGGGCAGCACGATGGCTGGCATTTGAGTGGCCAGCGCTTTACCGCTCGCTTCGAGCGCGGTATCGGTGATGTACTGGATCGCTTCTCTGGTGAGAGACATGGGGGAGTTCCTTCGTGGTCGAGAGGTTAGATACGGGGAGTGATTGGGGCTTGTTCACGACTGAAGATCTGGTCGTGCTGTTCTGCGAAGAGGGTGATCTTGCCACCGGAGCCGACGTGCATTGGCGTGTCCAGACTTGTGTTTTCGCTGCGAGCACCGCGCTTGGTTGGTACCTTGTAGTCGAGCTTGTGTTTGATCTTCACCTGGCTGGATTCGCCAATCTGGCTGAAGTCCAGGGTAATGATCAGCTTGCCGGCCTTGCCGTGGTCGACGACCCCTGCGGCTACTTCGGAAAGGGCGTAACCAATCTGGCTGGCGAATGCGCCGCCGTTCAGCTCGTCGAGGAATTCGGCGGTATTGGTAGGGGTGGACATGGCTGTTTCTCCGGGATGGCCAGTAGGCCGCTGGGGGGAAGGTGAAATTGAGCCTGACGAAGGCGCTGGCGCCGTTGGCCGCTCACACGTCTCATGCCGCGATCTCCTGATTCCAAACGCCGACGGCGTCGAACATTCGGGCGGCCTGTTCTTCAGTCAGCGAGACTTCAGCGGGAATGGCGATCCAGCCCGATGCGACTCGATGATTCGGATTGCTCTCGACGACCAGGGCTGTGTAGGAGTCCTCGATCACGTCTTCGAGGTGAGCTGCCAGATAATTGCCCTGAGGCGCGACCTCGACCGACTTTGTGTAGCGGTGGCCGCGCTGGTCGCGACACTGAACGCTGACGTAGATCGTCCAGCGGTGAGTAACGTCGCAGACTGCTTCGGCCATGAGTTGCCCTGGCGGGATGCTCCTACACGTCTTCCAGTTGATCATTCCTTGGCGTCCGCTGGGATCAATGTGGATTACGGCGACGTGATTGATCTTCAGCCTTGCCCGGCTCACTCGCTCCATGCGAACGCGCATGTTGTTTTCCTTACGCCTGCTCACCGTGGTTCCGCGAGCATTTGCGGCTCCGTGCGTTCGGGTTGGGGCGCGGAGGGGCGGCGCCGATTCAGCACCGTTTCCGGATCGATTGCAGCAGACCGTGGTGGCCGCCGCCGGGTCTGGAAACTTGGCGCTTCGGTTACCTTGCCTCCGATACGGAAAAACTCGGCAATCTTGCGATTGATGACGGCCTGAGCCTCCAAGTGCGGATCAGGAATAGGGCCGCCAATCATCATTGCGCTCCGAAGAAAGCAAATACACCCAGCAGTACAGCCATGCCGCCAACCCAACGCATCATGAGACGACCGAGATTGCGGATGGAAATGCCAACTGAATTGATGACGTTGGCGTTTTCTTCAAGTTGTTGTGCGTAACGGCAGGCGCAATCATGACCCGTTTGGGCTCCGCGGGAGCGGCCTGTCGAGCGTTCAATTACGTCGAATTTATTAGCACCCAGGGAAACAATGGTGAAGCGGAACGCCCTTACCGGCTCTTCCTGACCGATCATTTGGTACATCTCCGAAGTGGACATTGAAAGGCGATCCCGCAGCACCTGCAGGACGGCTTGCTTTTGGCGAATGGTCTGGTTCATTTCGACTCCTTGAGCCTGAGGGTGCGGATATTCGGCAGCGCCCTGGTCGCCCGCTTGTTGCGGATGGGCGTGGGGGAGGGGGTTGGCGAATATCGGCAGAGTGGGAAAGCCCAAGCCCGCTACTGGCGACGGCTTGGGTTTGCAGCTTCAAGTTTTCATCTGCGCCGGGGTGGCCTACCGGTACTTCCGGCCGATGCGCGGTGACATCGACGACCAGCTTTCCGCTGCCTGCCAGGTATTGGGCGCAGCCTTCAGGCTTACTGCGCCACGCAGGTGAAGCGGTTAATGCTGCATTGGTGCAAACCCTCCATGCTTGAGATGGAAAATTATTCTGGTTAGGTGCAATTTTTTTCCTGTCCCGCTGGATGCAGGGGGCCGCTTTGCGCGGTGCAGAATCATCCACATCCCGCTGCCCACTCAGTGAATGGGCAGAAGTGATGCTTACGGTTTGTCCTTCGCCTTGCCGACCATCAGCACCATCAAGAGCAGCGCGACCAGTACCAGGTCACCAACCATTGAAAGAATGCGACTGGCCGAGTCGACGAAGACGACCCCACCGGCGAGCCCGTAGGCAGCCAGCGAGCGCGCTTTGTTGCTGAGCCTGGCGAACATGACTACAGGTAGTCTTTGAGGTTGAGGTTCATGATCTTGGCGGCCTTCTCTAGCACCGCCATTTCGGCAGGTTCGATCTCGCCGTCGGCTTCGGCCACGGTGAGCATGAAGTTCAGGACGGTCGCTGCGTCGTCGACGCTGTGGGTCAGGTCCTTCAGTTCCTTCTCGGCGTTCTGCCGGATGATGCGCGGGCCGCCGTCGTTAAAGTCGGCCTTGGCGCGGTCGATGGTGTTGCTCAGCTCGGCGCCGAAGCCTTTCAGGGCCGCCGAGTTGTTGATCAGTTTCTCGATCTTTTCGATCTCTTCCTTCTCGATGTCGCCATCGGCAGAAGCGACGTAGAACACGCCGTAGACCGACGCCTGCATCAGATCTCGGTTGGTCATCACGGCGAGGGCCTGACGGGCTTCGCCGGATTTCTTGCCAAACAGTTTGCCAAGCATGGTGATTCCTCTGGGTTGGGTTGCATCCCGCTGCACCCTGTCGCCAAGGTGCAGCAGTGATGCTGTCCGTCCTATTGCCGCCGGAGGGGCGGGGCGCATTGCTTGCCGGGTCATTCACACGGATCTGGCGTTTCACCATCGAGCAGCCGTCCAGGTTGTTCCTGTCGTTGGCAGGCTTTCGGGTCTGTCTGCTCGCCGGTCGCCGGTAGAGGCAATGCGGTCTGTTGGTTTGTTTCGCTGACTGTTAAAGAGCGGCGCGGCTTTCGCTGCGGGGCCGGTTATGTGCCGGCATGGGCAAAATATAGGTACACACATAATTGCTGTCAATGGGTAAGCCCATAAAATTTATAGCGGGCGATAAAAAGCCCGCAGATCGCGGGCTCCTTCTACAGATCGATGTATTTCTGCCAGGCAATTCTCACGCTGTCGTCTTCGAAGCGTTCGACAGTTATCCCATCTGTCTCCTCAAGTTCTTGGATGACTCGCTCCCATGACTCGTGGGGCTCTTCATCACGTTTGGCGATCTGGATTGTCTGAATCTTTTGCGCGCGTGGATCGGACACCATACGTTCAATGCGGCGGCGAACTTGTTGGTAGGTGTTAAGTGTGAGGGTATCGCTGGTAATGCCACCGTTCATTCCTGGCTTCCTTTTTGTGCTGTATGGATAGACAGTATTTGGTTCGTTGAAAAGCAACAATCCGGAAAGAGCACGTTTGTACTCTTTTGAATCGAGGCCGAAAAAAAACCCGCTTAATGCGGGCTTGTTCATCACCTAGGTGGCAGCGGATGAGCGGTGCACTAAAGCTTTCCGGTCATACGTACCGCCACTCCAATGATGCGGCAGTTTTCATCACACTCGACCATTTTATATGCCGGGTTCAGCGGCTTCAGATAACGTATGCCGCCATCCTCCACCAGCTTTTTGAATGTCGCCTCGTTGCTTGCAGGCAGTTTGGCAATAACTAGCTTGCCGGGTTTAACCTCTGCCTCAGTGTCTACCAGGATCATCATTCCTTCAGGCACGCTGACGCCCGCAGGTGCGGTCATAGAATCGCCTTTAACTTCTAGCCAAAAGGCAGGTCCTTTGGAGTCGTAGTCAGAGATTTCATATCTGTCAGAGAAACCGTCTGGATAAGGCTGAACAGCTTCCTCCCATAACCCCGCTGATACCCAGCTGATCACTGGATACCGATAAAGCATTTGGGGTTGAACAACGTCCTTTACGTTGGACTGTTCGGTAGTTTCTGAAACCATCGGGCCAGACCCACTCTCAATCCATATAGCCGAAACTCCGCACGCCTTCGCGATGGAGGCGTTATAGGAGGAGCGCTGTGATCTCCCTCGTTCAAGGTCAGAAATAGACGCCTGATCGATGCCTACAAGCTTCGCTAGCTGGGCCTGAGTCAATCCGGCGTGCCGTCGAGCGGCCTTGATTCGTTCTTTATATTCCATCTTCCGATTATTACTGGCGAACCCATATCGTTGCAAAGTGGTATGCCTATGATTTACGATATGGGAATACACATAAATAGGGGCGTTATGAAGACTATCTTTAAAGACCTCGTTGCCTTCTTCGGGACGCAAGAGGCCACTGCAGAGAAGCTCAGGGTTGATCAAAGCACCGTTTCCGGTTGGGTTCGGGAAAAACACGGGATGTCTCCGGTGGTTGCCAAACGAGCTGAAGCTTTGACCGGTGGTGCATTCAAAAAAGAAACCCTTTGTCCGTCATTTCCTTGGGCCGAATTGAGCGCCTAACGGACATCACAGCGATTAGCTGTAGCCATTTTTAGCGCAACGGCGCCGAGAGAAAACTAGACGATGAAATCGCCAGTGCTAGACACCCGTCGCAAAGTAGTCATTGCCTCTGCCAATGCATTCCCTGGCGGACTTACATACGCCTCTGACTTTCTTGGCGAAGAGAATCTCAAACGCTTCAAAAACCGGATTTACGAGTCGGCAGGCGTCAAGCCCCTCACCGACGATGAGGTCTGCACTCTTGAGACTGAGGCCAAAACCACATTCTTGCCGGACTACATCTGCGCGATGTACGGCGGCGTATTCGTTCGCCTGCCTGAGGTTGGCGATCTGGATAACGTAGACATGCACCAGCGCTCTTTGCGTACTTCTGTGAAGCGCGGCCGGGTTGACCATTTTCTTGCCCTCGCGCTGGAGGATGGCGAAATCACTGCCGTGGAAGCATCGGAGATTTTGGCCTTGCATGCCAAGCACCTTGCTGCCCGGCACGAGGAAGTGACAGCACTGATCGAGTTGCACAAGTCGAAGCGCCCGGCCCGACCGCTAGGCGGGAAGGGTTGATATGCAGTTCACGATCACGATTAACCAGGTGAAAGCGCTGGAGTGGGGGTTGAACTCCCAGCAGGCGTTGTTGTTTTCGTTTGTCTACGAGTGCCCTAGCTGGGCAAGGCCAATCAAGACCGATCACGGGATTTTCTTTGCCTTGAGCAAGGCAAAGATCGTGGAGGAATTGCCCCTGCTCACCGACAAACCGGACACCGCGTACCGCCTCCTTAAAGGGCTCGAGACGGCCGGGCTGATCGAACTATCCCACACTTCAAACATCAGTTTGTTTCGTTTGACCGAGAAGGCCAAAGAGTGGAATCGCAAGCTGGATGGGTCAGAAAAATATCCGACCTCGGATGTGAGCAAAGGTCGGAAAAAAATCCGATCAGCCTCGGAAAAATCTCCGAGCAAGGTCGGAAAAATTTCCGAACAGGGTTGGAAAAAAATCCGAGAAGGGTCGGAAAAATCTCCGACAAATCAGGGTACCAGTAATCAGGGTACCAATCAGGTAACCAGTAATCAGGAGAAGCAGGGCGCTAACGCGCCAGGCAAATCGTCAAAATTCGACCCGCTGACCGCCAAGCCGGAAAACGTCAGCGTGGAGGTTTGGGCCGACTGGTGCCAGCACCGTAAGGAAATCCACAAACCTCTCACCGCCAAAAGCTGCGAACAACAGGCCAAGGCCTTGGCGACACACCCGGCCCCCGATTCCGTGCTGGCCCTTTCAATCAGCAACGGATGGACAGGGATCTTCCCTGACAAGCCGGTCGGCCCCGCACATTCACTTCCAGTCAGTCGCCACTCCGGCTTCGAAACTCGCGATTACAAGGCTGGCACTAAGGAGAACGCCAATGGCACCTTCCGTCTCTAATCTCGGCGCTCAGATTGACCGCAAATTCCGCGTCATTGGCCGTCAACCAGCAAGCTGCTGCGATCATGGCGATTACTCGGCAGTCATCCTCAAGGGAGGCGATCTGTCTGGCTGCCCTATCTGCGCGAGCAACAAACGTGACATGCAGGAGTTTGAGCGCAAGCGCTTTCAGTTTCGGATTGTCCAGCATTCAATCGCCCGGATTCCGAAGCGCTTCGCGGAAAAGACATTCGCCGACTTCGCCGTATCGCACCCGGCGCAGCAGATTGCCCTGGATGCCTGCACCGATTACGTCGACAACTTTTCGAAGAATCGCCGGGAAGGTCGCTGCAT